AACCCCCTTGATTTTACTCACAATATCTCTCCGATGCGGTTTACGACCAGTACAGTCCATGCTGGGCCCGCTTTAGGCCAGCCTGAGCAGAGATGATAGGACTTTGACCCAGATCAAAAAACCGCGCTTGGGGGCCGTAATTCCACGGCTACATTCAAAGCCGCTCAACACTAAAAGCCGGGCTCCGGAAGTCTTAGAGCTTGCAGAAGCTATCGGCCAGCCAGCTTTAGAATGGCAGAAGTACGTTTTAAATGACATGCTGTCGGTGCGAGATGATAATACGTTCATTCGTACCACCTCGCTCCTATTAGCTGCGAGACAGAATGGTAAAAGTTACATAGGTCGAATTAGAGCTATAGCCGGCTTAGTTTTATTCGGCGAAAAGAACCAATTAATTATGAGCTCTAATAGAGGTATGGCACTTACTAACTTCCGGGAGATCGCTTACCTATTCGAAAGCTCAGATTATTTAAGGCCGATGGTTAAACAGATCCGCTTTGCTAATGGTACGGAATCGATCGAGATACTGCCTAAGTATGGTGGCGGTCGCTTGGATGTAGTAGCTTCGACTAGAGACGGATCCCGTGGTCGCTCCGCCAGCTATTTATGGATCGATGAGCTCCGCGAAGTAAACAAAGAAGCTTACGCCGCGGCTCTGCCAGTTACCCGGGCCCAGCCAAATAGCCAGAGTTACTTTAGCTCCAATAGTGGCGATGCTTTTAGCGATGTATTAAATAATCTACGGGAGAAATGCCTAAGCCATCCGCCGGAGAGTTTAGGATTCTATGAATACTCTGCTCCCGAATTTGCGCCGGTTACAGATCGTAAAGGCTGGGCGATGGCTAATCCATCGCTAGGTACGCTAATTACAGAAAATGCGATCGAAGAATCGTTAGCTGTAAATACAATCGAGGATTTCCGTACCGAGACACTTTGCCAATGGATCAGCTCGCTAGCTAGTCCGTGGCCGCATAATTCGATCGAAGATACCAGCGATAAATCGCTACAGCTGTCGCCGGGGCCGCTTACTATATTCGCCTTTGATATTAGCCCGAGTAGGCGCGATGCTTCGCTAGTCATGGGCCAGATAACCCCTTCGGGAAAGATCGGCGTAGCTGTATTGGAAACCTTCTTTAGCCAAGTAGCCGTAGACGATACCGTGGTAGCCGCAGCTATAAAAAAATGGGCCGATATTTATTACCCGAGAGTTATCGCCTTCGACAAGTATACGACCCAATCGGTAGCCACAAAATTAGAGCGGTCTGGATGCGCCGTAAAGGATGTATCAGGGCAACAGTTTTACCAAGCTTGCGGAATGCTCCACGATGCCCTAGCTAATGGAAAACTGGTACACGGTGGGCAGGATATTCTGATAACCCACTTTAATAATTGCGCAGCTAAGCAAAACGATTCAGCTTGGAGAATCATCCGCAGAAAATCAGCTGGGCCCGTAGATATTGCAATCGGCGTAGCTATGGCGGTTTACCTACTAACAGAGCCACCGGCTCCGGCGCAAATCTTCAGTTAGACACGATCTCGAAATGCCCGAATATGCTTGATTTTATCGAGAGAATATGCTCATGGGATTACTTCAAACGCTGGGCCTTCGTGGTACGAGCACGCCTAAAGTCGAAGCGCAATACGCGCCGGCTGTTATGGATACATCATACGGTATCGGTTATTTTAATACTGGCTCTTCTAATTCTCTAGGTGTTGGATCTATTGGCAGAGATATAGCTTGCCAAGTACCAACGGTAAAAAGATGTAGAGATTTAATCGCCGGAGTAATTGCATCTTTAGATTTAGAGCTGTATAACAAAACTACAGGTAAAGAATTAGGCAAGCCTAGATGGTTAGAGCAACCAGACATAAGACAACCTCGAAGCGTTACGATGGCTTGGACTATTGATAGCCTTATATTTTATAATTTAGCATACTGGAGAATTACAGAGACTTACGCCGATGATGGCAGACCGTCTCGCATGGAATGGGTAGCTAATAATCGAGTAACTTTTACTACTAATAAATTCGGTACAGAGATTCAGCAATATTACATCGATGGAATTGCCGTACCTATGGAATCTATTATAACTTTCCAAGGATTAAACGGTGGCGGAGTTTTACAAACTGGAGCCCGTACTATCCAAGCTTCTTTAGATTTAGAAAAGGCGGCAGCTGTAAGCGCAGCAACTCCTATGCCAACGGGATATATTTCAAATTCGGGGGCAGATCTTCCAGAGTCACAAATCTCTGCACTATTAGCAGCTTGGAAATCTAGTCGTATGAATAGATCTACAGCTTATTTAACTTCTACTTTAAAATATGAAACTACAGGATTCTCGCCGAAGGATATGACCTACAATGAATCGTTACAGTTTTTAAGTACACAGGTAGCCAGATTAATGGGCGTTCCGGCGTTCATGGTATCGGCCGATATGAATAACAGTATGACCTATCAAAATATTTTAGATGCTAGAAAAGAATTTTTAGCTTACACGTTACAGCCTTATATTTGTGCAATCGAGGATCGTTTATCTATGAACGATATAACAAATTCTCAAAACGTAGTGCGCTTTGCGGTCGATGAAACCTTCTTACGAGCCGATGCTATGGAAAGATTAAACGTTATTGAGAAGATGCTAAGTCTTGGTTTAATCGATCTAGACCAAGCTAAAGAGATGGAAGATTTAACGCCAGATGGTAATGAATCAGATATAGAAGAAGAAGATACAGAAGAAGAAGATCTATTAGATACCGGAAACGAGTTAGGACTATAAATGGAACTAGAAAATATACACTTAACCTTTGCTAGCCAGATCGAGTCGAGCGATGCTGGCCGTAGATTAATTAGCGGAGTTGTACTGCCGTTTAATACTGTAGGTAATACTTCGGCTGGCCCGGTTCAATTTAATTCCGGCTCTGTAGAGATTCCAGATGCTAAGCGCATTAAATTACTAGCTCAACATTCGCAAAATGATCCGATTGGTAGAGCGCAAAGCTTCCAAGTTACGCAAGATGCGATTTACGGTACCTTTAAAGTTTCGGCATCCCAGAAGGGTAATGATTATTTAATCATGGCTCAAGAAGAACTGATTAGCTCTTTATCTATTGGAGTCGATGTAATTAAAGCTAAGAAGAATGCAGATGGCGTGCTAGTAGTTTCAGCTGCCAGAATGGTCGAAGTTTCTTTAGTCGAAAGCCCGGCTTATCCGGATGCGATCGTAACTAAAGTAGCCGCAAGCGAAGGCGAAGCGGTAGAAGAAAACCAACCCAAACAAGAAAGCGAGGCTATCTTGGACAACAAAGCTCCAGAGCCAACCGAAGAAAAGGCAGAGGCAGCTACTCCAATCGTAGAAGCATCTCGCCCAGTTACATCAACACCGTTTATCTCTACTTCTGTACGTTCGCCAATTAAAGATTTTGCGAGCTACACAGAGCACAAAATCAAAGCTGCTCTAGGATCAGACGAATCTCGTCTATTTATTTCCGCAGCTGATGATAGTTTTTCTACCAACCCGGCGTTCAATCCGACCCAGTATCTGTCAGAATTTGTAACAAATACACGTTTTGGAACTCCTACAATCGATGCATGTAGTCAAGGAGTTTTACCCTCACAGGGCATGACCATAAGCGTGCCTTCTTTGGTAACTTCTGCCGCTGGTGGAACTGGCGTAGCTCCAGTAGTTACAGTAGAAGCCGAAGCTGGTAACGTTCAGAATACTGGAATGGAAACCGTTTATCTAAATGGAACAGTATCCAAGTACAGCGGCATGAATACATTATCTGTGGAGCTCCTAGAGCGCAGCGGGTATCCTGGCTTTTACTCAGAGTTGACCCAGCAACTACAGAATGCTTATTTAACTGCAATCGATACAGCTGCACTTACAGCACTTCTAGCAGCTGGTACTAATGGAACTGCAGAGACAGCAGATTCAACAGGTATCATCGATTACACTTCCGAAGCTGCAGCATTAATTTACAAAAATACAGGTTACTTCGCACAGAATTACATCGCTAACCCAGCGCAGTACCAAGCTCTATTAGGTGCTACTGATACAACTGGCCGCCCTATCTACAATGCAATTCAACCAATGAACGCAGCTGGACAAGTAGCTCCATCTTCAATCCGTGGAAACGTATTGGGCTTAGATCTATACGTAGATAAGAACTTTACAGCTACTACTTTCGATGATGGCTCAGCTGTTATCTTGGCTCCAGAAGCTTTCACCGTTTACCGTAGCCCACAGGCTTACATGAGCGTAAACGTGGTAAGCAATCTACAGGTACAAATTGCTATCTACGGTTTCATGGCAACAATCGCCCT